CGAAACAGGAACTCCGTCCCCCATAAGGTCACCTCGGTTGATAGCCGAGGCCCAAATGAAGGAGTATCTATGTAGGCGCTAAGACTACTATCCAGTCACGAACTTAGAGTGAATAGCTGTCATTTCGGCAGGGAGAGTTACTCCGTTTACGGAGTATTCCTCTACCTGCTTCAATAACAGTTTCACGACAGCAGCTTCGGTGAGCGCTAAGGAATGACTCTGTCTCATACTGAATACTTTCTTACCAATAAAGTATTTTCCGAGCCCTTCCATGTGGAAGGCACTCTCCAGACTGAAGTCCGCGGTTGCGGGCAACACCTGGTCGGTGTATCGGGAATACGATTTGGTGAAAATATTCACCCCTTGACCACGCTCCCGTAGGGCCCGAATCAAATCCAATGTCATACGGTTAATAACCGCTAACAATGGACAAGGTACGGGGCTTTCGGAGGTGTGGCTAGTGGCTGTATAAGACGGATGTTTTCCGTTTAGCATTAGGCGGTAGTCCTGAACAGACAATCCTTGGTTATACCGTTGGAATCGTTGATTGATACGCTTATCAAGCGCCCAATTTTCCGATTTTCGGGTAGCCAGGTCACGTTCGATGAATCTTCCACGGGCTAGGTAAACCATGTAAAACATGATTTCACCCCGCGTAGGCTCGAAGCCTTCCGCGTGAGCCCGGGCAGTCAAGCCGAAGTATTTCTCTATCACCAATGATAAATCATGGTAATTAGAGGAAGAACCGACTTGAATGACTTTCGTCAGTTCATTGAACACCATATAGAGCTTCAGCGTTCGTTGGGATTGCTCCCTTCGGCCGAAGTAGCTCATTATGGCTGTGACCAGTTCCGGGTGCCTGTCCGAGACAGTCCAACCATGACTTATTTGCGTCTGTATATAGTTATGTAGGAGAGCATAGCTCTTCCACACAGCTTCTATACCGGAAACAGAGAAACCTGTAACCTCTTCACCTTGATAGAACCAACGCTTTGCGAATTCAAACAAGTCTTTTGACTCATGTGATTTCTCATTGCTAATTGGCATATCAAGTTGAGAGCACAGTTTTCTGTATTCCAACGCGACAGCAGCATCTGCGATCACAAGATCATCACCAAGTAAGCAGTATTTTGAGAACCGGTAGTTGATACCAGTCCGAAACGCTGCCACTTGGACGATAATGTGATGCGTCAGTGCCATCATAGGCCATGATGAGTACGCCCCCATTGGTTGTCCGGCGTTATATCTAACGTTCGGGTTCCCTTTAGAGGTATACTCCCACTTCACGAGGCTGTGGGCCCATGCCTCCGCTTTCTCTTCACCAAACACACGGGCGAACACTCTTTTCTGTAAAGATAAGGGCATTCTGTCCGTTGCTGATGATAGATCAAGCGAATGGTACGGGCCTCCGGTTGATAAGATCTTAGCGAAGTCACCTTGTTTAAAGGTACGATCGCATGGGAACCCCCGCAATATCTTGTTAAGGATATCGTGGTAGGGTCTCAATGCGGTCTGTGACCAATAATCAAGAATGGCTATCACTCGGGTCTTACCCTCCTTGTCGCTAAAATAGGATAATTTCCTGAAAGTTTCTGTCTTAGGTTTGTGCTGGTTCTTCCATACTTGTACTATAGATGGACCCCAGGCTTGAGGCTGTAACAACCAATCTATTCTCTGACTCAACTCCTGTCCTCCTAATAGTTTTATATAATCTATTAGTTGAGAGGGCAGAATGTCTAATTCAGATATAGACGATGTTATAGCCTGGCCTATGGGACCACTTTTAGTAGTCATATGGTAAGCTCTCCACACAACTTCCGGGTAAGTTTTGATTCTCAGTTTCTTAAACGCTTTCTCGAGCTCGTCATCGGTAATACCGATTTCGGCTTTTGAAGGCGAAATAATAGACTGAACGTCAAGTACCGGTTTGGTTTCCAAAGATCTGAAAGTGACTAATAAAGTCATTAACAGTCTTATGGTATCCTTATCTTCTAGATGCGGCTTAAAGCCGGCTAGTAGATTCGGAAAACCGCCAG